CCAAATGATTCGGAGGACCGCTACGAAGGTATGTTGGTTGTTCGCAGTGAGCTTCGCAGTATGTGTAGCCATCATCACCAACCCGTTAATGGCGTTGCTTATATTGGTATTATTGCGGCTCAGAAACTCATCGGACTTAGCAAGTATACAAGGATCGCTCAGTGGTGTGCCCGTCGAGGTACTCTCCAGGAGGAACTTTGTAATGACATTGCTAGGGAGATCGAAAAGGCCACAGGGGCCAAAGACCTAGGTGTATACATTCAAGCAACCCACGGCTGCTGTGAGAATCGCGGCATTATGGCACATTCATCGTTGACACAAACTACTGTGCTCAAAGGTGCTTTTAAAGAAGACGGCAATACAAAGAAAGAATTCTTTGATAATATTAAACTACAACAGGAGTTTGCCCCAAGATGAATTCAGTAGACATGGCTAACGATTTAATCAATCGTGCTAAAAATTTAAAAAAGTTTGAAGTTAAGCGTATGCTAGAAGATGGCATTCTGTTTAACGGTTCTGTGCCGTTTGATATTAAAGGCAAAGATGATTGCTATTGGATCTATGCTTATGCGGTTACACAGGAAGAAGCAGAAGCACAAGTCGATGCTTGGTTAAGTGATAAAACATGACTACTCTGTTGCTCGACGAGCTGATGGTTCAACAACAGTTGCCTGCTACTGATCGTCGAGAGTGGGCTTGGCAACATATGGTTGCTGTTATTATGTTAAATCAAACCGGAAGAAAGGCAGTCAAATATGTGCTGCCTCTTTTCTTAGATCGTTGGCCAGGACCTGGAGAGTTTCTTTGGGCTATGGAAGATGAAGTTAAAGAAGTAATTTGGCCTTTAGGAATGTATAACACTCGTTTCAAAAGACTTAAACGAATGACTGCCGATTTCTTGACTTGGGACGGAAACGATGCTACAATGTTATACGGCATTGGCAAATACGGTAGCGATAGTTATGAAATCTTTTTCAAACAAAACTACACAGTTGAGCCTACGGATAAAGAACTAAAACGCTATCTTGAAGAAGAGGTATTTAATGTTGTTGAAACTGCTTGAACGACTAGGCCGTAAACGTATCATCATGGATAGGGTCGATAACGAACCCTACCTAGAACGCTACTATCTTTTTCTTAAAGATCGCGAGCGTTTTCCCTTTAACATATTCTTACATAAGTTCTTAAAAGGTGATCCTGATGATGTTCACGATCATCCATGGCCGTATGCTACACTAATTCTCGCTGGTGGTTACTACGAATGGGTACCAGTGTTTAACACCCTAGGTAAAAAAATTAACGAAATAAAATACTGGCGTGGACCTGGTCATTTCAGAATTTGTAGTCCGAACAGTTATCATCGCATCGAGCTAAAAGATGGAGTAACTGCTTGGACGTTATTCATGCCTGGACCTCAAAAAAGAGATTGGGGATTTCTTGTTAACGATCAATGGATACAAAACGAAAAATATATAGCACAACGTAAGGAGTTAAATGTTAAAACGTAAAGTAGATTGGAACGAGTTCCAAGGATTAGTATCAAAAATATGTCGAGATATCTCTATGAGTAACTGGCGACCAGATTATGTGGTCGGAATTACAAGAGGAGGTCTTCTTCCTGCTGTAATGATTAGTCAATACTTTTCAGTGCCTTGCGAAACATTAAAAGTCAGCTTACGCGACATGGGCGGCGATCACGCTACAGAGAGTAACTTATGGATGGCAGAAGATGCTTTTGGTTCTCTCGAGGATGAAAGATACATAAAAAATCCAGTCGATGTCGCGGGCATATTAGAAGCCGCTAGCGATCTTCTAGAACAAGGTGATAACTACAAAAACATTCTAATCGTAGATGATATTAATGATTCCGGTGCTACAATTAATTGGATTCTAGCTGATTGGGAGAATAGTTGTTTTCCTGATCACGAAAAATGGAAATCTGATATTTGGAACGTTAATGTTCGATTCGCTACAGTTTTCGACAATCTAGCCAGTGATGCTAGAATAGCGATGGATTACGTCGGTGAAGAAATTAATAAAGCAGAAAAACCTGTATGGATTGAGTTTCCTTTCGAAGAATGGTGGACAAAATGATAGATGCTAAAATAAAAATTCGCTGTACAGACAATGGTAAAGATGTCGAAGCACATATTCTTAATTATAAACCTCGAGCGTTTTTAGAAGTAGCATTTCAAACTGTAAAGCTTCGTATGGTATACAAAGAAAATACAAAGGTATTCTTCGGAAGCCTTATGGGGAGAGAATTTGTTATTAAAGAAGATTCATTGCCGCAAGAACGTAAGGAATTTCAACGATGAAAGACGATACTGTTAAAGTTGTAAAGGATCAGCCTCCTTTTATTGAGGACGGCGATGCTCCCTGGGACAACCTCATCGAAGAAGATTATCATGTTAAAGTGTTCGCTGACAAATATCCAGTAACAGAAGGTCACGTTTTATTCGTGCCTAAATATAACACAGTAGCAGTACTTATGGATGCGTTTGAATATGCCGTAGTAGACGGATTAAAGATGGTTAAAGATGGAAGGTGCGACGGGTTTAATATTGGATTCAATTATGGCACGGCAGCTGGTCAGACAGTTCCATGGCCACACGTTCATTTAATTCCCCGGCGTACCGGAGATATGGAAGATCCCACAGGGGGTGTAAGACATGTTATTCCCGAAAAGGGAAATTATAGGAAATCAAAATGAAAAAAGAAATCGTAGAAACATTGAAGCAACATTTCGGAGCACACATCCTTAAGCATAAAATGAATGTCGATATCATGTTAGCCAATCCTATGGCTATTCACGATCACACAGATTTAATGGATGCTATCGAAAAAGAAGTTAATCAGATTGCTGAATATATGGATAAACTTGAAGTAATGGAAAAATATTTTAATGACTGAAATTAAAATACCCTGGAAAAATCAAAGTAATGTTTTTTGGAACGAAACATGTGCCAAAATTCTTGAACACTTTGGTTTGCCAGGGGACAAATACACTACCGAAGTATCTGCTGACGATATGAAGTTCTTTTTTAAAAACGAAAAAGATGCTTTCTTTTGCAAGCTAATGATCAGCGAGGAACTATGAGAGACAGGATTATCATAATCATAGCAGTGATATTTTGTGTATTCATTATGTTAACTTCCGACTTAGGAAACCCGCGGACTAAAATTTATGATTGTACTATATCCGAAATTAGCCCTGACTTTCCTATCGAAGTTAAAGAAGAGTGTCGTAGATTACGAAAAGAATATCACGAAAAAAATAACAGCAGGTATACTACATGAGTAGGGCATTATTTTTAGGCGATAGTCATACGTGCGGATATGTAACTATTCCTGGCAAGGTTGGGTTCGGCAGTTATAGTATGTGGAATGATAATAGCTACGCAGAGTCGTATGCTGAAACTTTTTCTAAGCCAACATCAGTATATGCGTTGCCGGGTGTATGTAATCGAATGTATCCAGATTGGTTACGTGTTATGTTAGATAAACACCCCGACATTGACGAGGTGTATGTTTTATTATCTAGTTTTAATAGATTTGTTCTTGCGTTTAACGAAACTCTTTCGCAAGATACATTACCAGCAGATTTTTTTACACTGAAACACGAAAAAAAGAATCCGTTAGTTGATCTGTATTATGATCAAATATTTAGAGATGACCGTTTTCAACTTCTTAATAAACCAACATTTGACGATTTTGGAAAAATTGCTGATATTAATTTTGATTACCAGAATGGTTTACTGAAACCAGATCTCCGAAAAGATACATTTATGGATGTAAAATTATTCTTTGATCTAAATACCCATCTAGAACAAAGAGATTTTTTTAAAGATGTGCTTGTTATGGATAGGATGTGTGAGGATCACGGTTGTAAACTCTATCTGTTTAATATGACTGACAGGGTAAAATTTCCAGAAAAGTTTGATTTTTATACAAAATTAAAGTCTACCACAATATCACCTATTACAGTAGAATCATTCTTTAGAAAGAAATTTATTGATCATAAAAAATATTATCTTGACGATAATGAACACTACAACAAATCGTTTCACGATTTAATTGCTACTAAATTTATTCCATGGCTAAAAACAATTTAAAAATTTTATTAGCAGGAGATAGTTTCTCTGCTAAATGGCCCGACAGTCCGTCCGGTTGGCCTGAGTTATTAAAAAAAGATTATAATATTACTAACGTTTCTCAGGCCGGAGTAGGCGAATATAAAATATTAAATCAGATTAAAAATCAAAACTTAGATAAATTTGATTTAGTAATAGTAAACCATACTAGTCCTTTTAGGGTCCACACCCTTAACCCTATACATCAAAGTAAGTTACACGCTAACTGTGATCTGATCTTTAGTGATGTAGAAGCTAATCTAGATCCTAAAAATGAAAGTACTGTTACGGCATACAATTGGTTCAAACATCATTATGATGAACAATATCAAAAAGACATCTACGATATTGTTAGAAGAGAAATTCGTAGATTAATTACGCTGCCTTATCTAGCTATAGATCATACACCAACTAGTTGTAATCATGCTTTTGAAGAATTACACATGGATTTTACTAGCCATTGGACTTTCCACAGAGGACTAGTAAATCATTATACCGAGGAAGGTAATAAAATTGTAGCTCAACGAATTAAGGAGAAGCTGTATGAGATGGGTTTTAACTATTGATGACGACGGAGTGATAACCTTTCCGCCCGATCTCTTAGAAGCCAACGGTTGGAAAGAAGGAGATGTGTTAGTTTGGAAAGATAATGGTGATGGTTCTTGGACATTGTCTAAGAAGCTTGACAATGAGAACAAAGAGAGTGTATAATATTAGTATGAATACTAAATCTCACGAAATTATGAGCATTCTACAAGAAGAATGTTCTGAAGTCATACAAGCGGTTTCTAAAATTAATCGTTTTGGAATCGATAATTATAAACCAGGAAAACCCAAGACAAACAGAGAGCATCTGGAAGAAGAACTAGGTGACCTGTTAGCTATGGTTGATCTTTTAGAAAAAGACGGCATCATTTCCAAAGACAAAATGGAAAATGCTAAAAAAGCTAAATTTGAAAAATTAAAAAAATGGTCAAACATCTATGAGCAAACTTAAAATCGCAGAGCTGTTTTACAGCATTCAAGGTGAAGGACGTTATATGGGCGTGCCTTCTGTTTTCTTACGTACATTTGGTTGTAACTTTAAGTGTGCTGGCTTTGGTATGCCGAAGGGCGAAATGAGTACAGAAGTCGAAGCTATCGCTACTAGGATAGGAGAGTTTAAGCAGTATGAAGAACTTCCATTGGTTTCTACTGGTTGTGATAGTTATGCTAGCTGGGATCCTCGCTTTAAGGATCTTAGCCCAATGCTTACTAGCGACGCCATCGCAGAAAGAATCTCTGAAATTCTACCATTCAAGGAATGGCGGGACGAACACCTTGTCATTACCGGAGGAGAACCGCTGCTCGGGTGGCAACGTGCTTACCCCGAACTGTTAGATCATCCTAAGATGAAAGATCTCAAAGAGATCACGTTCGAAACAAACGGTACTCAAAAGCTAACTCCAGAATTTAAAAAATATCTTTTAGATTGGGGCATGGAAAATCGTGGCTATCATCGATTGACATTTTCGGTAAGTGCTAAATTAAGTTGTTCTGGCGAGGAGCGACATGAAGCTATTCGACCTGAGGTCGTCTGCGAATACGAAGAAGTTGGCTACACTTATCTCAAGTTTGTCGTAGCCACAGAAGAGGATGCCGAAGAGGCGATCGAAACATATGACATTTATAGAGCAGAAGGATTTAGTGGCCCTTGTTATCTAATGCCCGTAGGCGGAGTCGAAAGTGTCTATGCTCTTAACAATCGACGGGTAGCCGAACTAGCAATGAACGCAGGTTTACGTTATAGCGACAGACTACAGGTACCGTTATTTAAAAACGAGTGGGGAACTTAATGAAAAAAATCATAGATAAAGTATTTGGCCTCGATAAATTAAAGGCAGAAAAAGAAGCATTACAAGCAGCTAGAGATAAAGCTGTAGCCGAAACAGTTCGGGCACAAGAAGAAGCTGAGCAGGCTAAACTAACCCCAAAAGAAAGAGCTACTCATAAAAATGAGCCCTGGGTTAGCGTCCTCGACACCAAAGTAAATCCAGATAATATTCGAAATGGATTTTTCGAACTTGACTGGAACGACCAATTTGTGTTAAAATTAAAGCAAGAGGGTTACGGATTTGACGGTGATCCAGAAGAAGAAATTGTAGATCGTTGGTTTAGAGACATTGTAAGACAAATGTTATCAGAAGAAGGTCTTGATACTAATAGACCAGCAGGATACATCAATGTTACACCTATTTCTAAAGGAAAGTCCGAAGTTTCATGACATATATACTAGTAGATACTGCTAATACGTTTTTTCGTGCTAGACACGTAGTCCGTGGCGACGCTGATATTAAAATTGGCATGGCTTTTCACATTACCTTAAATTCCATACGTAAAGCATGGCAGGACTTTGACGGCAGTCATGTTATATTCTGTTTAGAAGGTCGATCATGGCGTAAAGATTACTACGAGCCTTATAAACGCAATCGCAGCGATGCTCGTGCGGCATTAACTGCTAAAGAACAAGAAGAGGATAAATTGTTTTGGGAAGCATTTGATACATTTAAAGAATTTGTATCTGACAAAACAAATTGTACCGTACTACAAAATCCCCAACTAGAAGCCGACGATCTTATCGCAGGATGGATTCAAAATCACCCACAATCAAAACATGTAATAATTTCTACCGATAGCGACTTTGAACAATTGATCGCTCCTAACGTTAAACAATATAACGGAGTCAGCGAAGTCACTATCACACACGAAGGTTATTTTGATGCCAAAGGTAACAAAGTTAAAGACAAAAAAACAGGCGAAGAAAAAGCCGCACCCAATCCAGAATGGCTCTTGTTCGAAAAATGTATGCGTGGTGATACCAGTGATAATGTCTTCTCAGCGTATCCAGGTGTACGTACTAAAGGCACAAGCAAGAAAGTGGGTCTTGCTGAAGCGTTCGAAGATCGTAAAAGCAAAGGATATTCGTGGAACAATCTCATGCTTCAGAGATGGACTGACCACGAAGGTAAAGAACACCGCGTGTTAGAAGATTATGAACGCAATCGTAGACTAATTGATCTAGCACATCAACCCGACGACATCAAAGGTATTATTAACCAAACAATTCAGACAGCTATTACTGCTAATAAAGACATCAGTCAGGTTGGTATTAGATTGATGAAATTTTGTAATCTGTTTGATCTTAAAAAGATTTCTGATCAAGCCCAGAGTTATTCAGAACCACTTAATGCGAGGTATACACAATGACAGACATACATGCTAAACCTATTATCGATAATAAATTTTGGATAGTAGAAGAGAATGGCGAAAAGATAGCCACGCTTCGAAAGAACGAAGATGAACGATTTGTTATGAGTAATGACAACGGTGTTAAGATTTACGAAACAAAAAAAAGTTTAACTGATCAGTTTGGTAAAGACTTTTTTGTTGTAAAAATTCTTAAAGAGGCAAGAGATTCTCTTCCATTAGAAGTTCATGGATATCCGACTAGTGCCGATCCACACAACGCCATGTACGACATTCAGAAAAGACTTCCGTTGTTTACAAAAAGCGGCGATAGCAAAAGTTTGTATTGTGCTGGTTACTATGTTATTCGTTTTGACAAAGGTTGGGTTAAATCATTTTGTCCTAAACTGATAACTCTACAACGTTATCAATACGAAGGTCCTTTTAAAACAGAAGTAGAAATGCGTCAAAGGTTATCACATGTCTCAAGATAAATTATCAATCCAAATGCCTAGTGTAGAGCGTCTTATACAAAGAGTAATAACAGCAGAAAAAACCAATCAAAAAGAGATTAGAATCACAGTTCAAGAAGCACGAGAGCTTGTTACAGATCTTGGTCTTTTAACTTCTAAATTGGGCAAACAGATACAAGAAATACATGCTAGATTGGATAAATTAACTGGCGAACAACAACAAATATCAGTACAGATGGATGGAGGAACTTTCTAGAGAGATAAATATATGCGTGTATTATTATAGAGATATAGATGAGTAGACCCAAGCCAAAAGTACTGTTAGAGTATGCTAACAAAGAAAATTTCAAGGTAGAACAGATTCTCGAATCTGATGCTATATGGGCGGTCTTTTATCAAGGAAAGCCGTTTAATTTAAAAAGTGGTAGTCTCATATCAAGTTACCCCGGACCTAAATATAAAAAGGTAAGTTTTTCTAATCCCGGCCACGCATACAATCTAGCTAAGAAGTTAAACAAATTATTCAAGACAGAAGATTTCCAAGTTGTTAAATTGACTCAGGGTGAAATCATTAAGTCAATGAAATGAAAACCAAAGACGTTTATACTCAAGTATTCTTAAAAGCTGCCCAAGAACAAATCAACGAAGATTTAGTAAAATCTAAAAAAAGTATTTGGTGGTGGAATACTAGAAATAAAGATAGTGGAGGCCTCAGGCTAACTGAAGAAGGCATCAACTTTATTACCGAAACCGCTGAACTCAAAACCTACACAATTAAATTTCCAAAAGAAATTACAATCACTCCACAAATACTTGTATGGCTTGACAATTTCATTGAAAGCCCGTATTATATAACTAAGAAAGATATTACAGTAATAACCGAAAAAGCTGCGTTTGAGCTTTATTTGTTTTCTGGTGATATTCGAAAATTGGGTTACGGCAAGGCCTTGAGCCAACGAATGAGCCAAGAATAACTCAGCTTTTATTTCATCCCCGTAAATACTATCATGAATCTTAATCCCTTAGATGTTCTAAACAAACGATCATTAACTTGGATTCCTCCGCATTTTGCCAAGATCAAAGTTAAACATCAGGTGTTTGAAACTGATCTAGAGGATTGGGTAAAATACAAATTAAAAGGAAGATACTGCTTTATTCAAAATTCGGATAACAGTAGTGCTACCTTAGGATTTGAAGATGATAAAGAGCTAACTTATTTTATGTTAGCATGTCCGCATTTTAGGAGAATATGATGACAGAAGAAGTGAAACAAGAACAGGCTCAGCCGCAGCAGCCAGAGACCAAAGCTCCAGAGCTTACTATTAATGACCTAGGTGCGTTACGCACTATTGTTGATGTTGCTACACAGCGAGGTGCTTTTAAAGCAGCAGAGATGGAATCTGTTGGAAAGGTTTATAACAGATTAGCATCGTTCTTAGACAGTGTAACACCAAAACCAGAAGGACAAAAAGAAAATGGTTAATTTAAAACATCTTGGTCGTATGAAGAGCAACAAGGCCAAAGTCCTTGTAGTTTTCAAAACATTACCCAATGATCCAGATCATTGTCTCGTAGTCGGAACTTCCGGTCTCGACGATAGTTATCATAATTCAATTATCGATCTAGTCGAAAGTCAACAGGCACAAGATACATTCGAATTCGGAGAAATCCTTTCGATCCGTTATTTTGCTGATGGTAAACCAATGCTACCAGCTCTACATCAAGGTAGAAATTTAGTTAAAGTTGCAACTAAAGATGTAGAGATGACTCCAAACCCAACTACAATAATGCCCTTAGATGAACTAAACAAACTAATCGCAGAGCAAAGGGGAGTTAAGGTAGAAGATCTAGCCATCACCGACGGTCCTGCTAAATCCGAAGTTAAAGAAGTAGCAAAAGTAAAAGATTTGATGGAAACTGCTGCTCCTGTAACACAGGAGAATGCTGGTGTGCTTTCTGATACTGATCTAGCTAAATCTTACAGAAGTCAAGCAGATGCTATGTATAAAGAAGCTGCAAGACTACGTAAGCAAGCAGACGAACTAGATCCCCCAAAGAAAAAAACAGTAAAGGTATCAGAAGAAGCTAGTGCCTAAAAAATACTTTAAGCCACCAAAAGATGTTATAAAAGAATGGCCTGAAGTATTTGAAGAGATATACATGAGCTCAATGCCCATTAAGTATATTCATGGTGTCGAGCTAACATTTCAGGATGGCAGAGTTTGGGAAATAGATGTTCCAGAACAACTAGATTTAGTTGACGAGGACGATATTTTGGAAAGACTTTCTGAAGGTATAAAAGACTTTCAAGAAGAAATCGTAACTATCAATTTTCAAGTCGATATTGATAGGCTTAAACAAGACGTTTTAAAAATAACAAAAAATATATTAGGTGACAAATGAATGTTAAACTTTTATCCTATTCCCAACCAACAGGTGAATTTAGAGACCTGGGCATCTCGGATGCACAGGAACTCATTGCGTATTGTGCCCGTGTCAGCAATCCCAGCAACCAACTTAACACCGAAACATCAGAAAAACTCATCAGATACTTGGTCAAACACCAACACTGGTCACCACTCGAAATGGTCTCCGCCTGTATCGAAATCACAACAACCCGAGATATTGCTAGACAGATCCTGCGACATAGAAGTTTCAGTTTCCAAGAGTTCAGTCAACGCTATGCTGACCCAACTCAAGATTTGGCGTTCGTTACAAGAGAAGCTAGACTCCAAGACACAAAAAATAGACAGAACAGCATCCAAACGGATGACGAACGCCTACAACGAGATTGGGAACGTCAACAGCAGCAGGTCATCGACTATGCTCGAAGTGCCTATCAATGGGCTATCGCTAAAGGTATAGCCAAAGAGCAAGCTCGTGCTGTTCTACCAGAGGGTCTTACAGAAAGTCGATTATACATGAATGGTACTCTACGTAGCTGGATTCACTTTATTGAATTACGTAGTGCTAATGGCACACAATTAGAACATCAAGAAGTTGCTATTGCTTGTGCTAAAGTTATTGCTGAAATTTTTCCGCTAACTAAAGATTTTATTAATCAGTAACTTTCCACTGATTGTAAATACTTTCCATTTCGGGGAACGTACTTAAAAAG